AACGGGGGGCGGGGTATATCCCTCCGGCGGCGTGGTGGCCTGCATGTAGAAGGCGGCAATATCTTCCAGCGACGTGAGCGGGCCGCCATCATCCCCCGTTTGCTCTGCGTAGTCCGCGAAGGACGTGAAATCGAAGTCGGGGGCCGCGCCCTGATCGCGCACGAGCTGCCAGAGTTCCGGTTGCGCCGCCGCGTCGGCCGGGTCCACCCACGTCCGTTTCCAATTGCCGGTCCGGTACACGCGCCCGGTGGCCCGCCCGCGCTGGGGCCGGTTGCCCGCCCACGTCGCCTCGGCCATCACGTCGCCTTCGAGGTGTTCACCGATGGCGATCAGGTCGCCCGGTTGTGGATCTCCGCAGCAACTGCCCACGTTTCGCCCCCCATAGTTCCTGCTGAAATAACGCATCGCCGCGTCATAAACCGGCGTGCCGTGATGCGCCGCGCTGCGCTGGCCCCCGGCTCCGTACTCGAATAACGGGCGCGCCAACCGTTGCCCACAGAAACCTGATGTGACAAGTGCGAGATAGAACGCCGTATCTTCAAAGGCGGGCAATGTTTCATCGAACCCGCCCACCGCCCGCGCCCATGCCGTCGGCAGGAGCGCGGTGATGACGTGCCACGTACCACGCACCCATGCGCATTTCGGCGCAGAAACAACCTTGCCGTCCTGCACATGATCCGTGTAGATGTACCGCCGCCCGCCGCCCGCTTCAAACGCGGCTAGCGTTTCCTCCGCCCATGTTGGCGCGATCTGGTCGTCAGCATCGAGGAAAACCGCGAACGGCGTATCGGCTTGCAGCAAGCCAGCGTTGCGCGCTGCGCCTGGGCCGCGCCGTTCGCGGTCTTCAATCACGAGGTGGACGCAGGGGACCGTTTGCCGATCCACCTGCGCCCGAATGATGGGGATGAGATGGGCGTGATAGGGCGCAACCGCCGTGATGAACGTCAGTTGAACCACTCCCACGCCCCCGTTAGCCGTCAACGGCGGGTTACACCGCCATTAGCATAAAACGATGTCCCTGGCATTGCATTTCGGAGCGGGTCGATCAGCGTGTAAATCACGTCATCCACGCGGCCCGACAGGAACGGCGCGTCCAGAATGAGCCGCATGCGGCTTTGGATATGATATTCCATACACAGCCCGGTGCTGCGCTTGCCCACGACGAACAGGCCATTATTCAGCACGGCCACGTCGTCCAGCCCGAAGGCGTTGGCGAACTCGCTGAGGTAGCTGTTGCCCATGTCGAAATACTGGAGGCGCAGCAGCGGAATGCCGTCGGCTTCGTAGGCCACGACATAGATATCCGACTTGTACGTGTTGTTGGCGGTGTTCTCCTGGAGAATGCCGTCGCTGAACACGACCGGGATCTGCTGGCCGCTGACGAGCAGGTAGCGCCCGTTGAGCATGTCGTTGCGCATACCCTGGATCACCATGCCGTCACGGTTGTTCGGGCTGCTGGTGTCCCCCGCGCACATGTAGGTCGCGTAATTGCAGGCGAACACGTCCGCGATCGCGTAGAAGGCATCCTTGCGCATCACAATCGCGTGGCGGGCGTCAATCCCGACCGACGAGGCGCGATCCTGCAAACCGCGCACCAACTTCGTGATGTACTCGACAATATCGTAGCCGAGCGCGCCGTCGCCGCTGATGTTGGCGTTGAACGAAAGCACCGCGCTATCCAGCGCCGGAACCGTTGCGCCGCTGATCACGTCCGTCTTGCCGGTGGCGATCTGGCCGTCCAACCCGCCGAACTGCGTGAACCAGCCGGGGTACGTGCTGTTCTTCGTACCCGCCGAACCGCGAATGGCGACGAGTTCCGACTGACGCTCCATCGAAACGCCGAGCTTGTAGAACTCGTGCTGCAACGCCGACTGCGTGTCATTCAGGCGCAGCGCCAGGTCGGGGATGAACGGGTTATCCACCGTCCCGCTGTTGAGGATGCGGCGCGCCATGTCCGCGCGATCTTTCGTGCTGCCGGTCTGCGCCAGCGCGTTCAGTTCCGAGCGGACGTAGTAATCGCCCCACGTATACAACTGCTGGGCGACCTTGAGGTTGCCGACGCTGGGCGGATTACCGCAGAAGCCAGCCGCGTTCGTGCCGCTGTCCGCCGTCTGGCCGGTCAGCACTTCGATGCGTTCCTGATCGTGCGCGGCAGCTTCCAGCGTCGCTAGACGCAGGAACGAACGCGCACGCGGCAGGGCCGACCACATATCAGGCCGCACGGCGGCCGCGCTGAACGTGCCGTAGACGTTGCCGAGGCCCGCCTGATTCGTGCCATGAAGCGGATTGCCGGTCGCCGTCGTGGACGCCGGATCGTTCTTCGCGCCGACGGACAACACGCCCGCCTTCGCCAGCACAGCGAGTTCTTCCTCGCTGAAGGACTTGCCACCGATCTGAATTGCCATGTCTGTCTCTCCCCTGTCCTGTTAGCGGGCCTTCGCAACGCGCAGGCCCAGCACCGTTTCGTACTCGTCTTCCTCAACCTGCGCCTTGAGTGATTCAGTCAGCGCAGACCGTTCGATTTCCGTGGCCGGATCGGTCGTGGCCGAACGCGGGCGCAGGTCCACCGCCTCGCGCAGCGCCTTGACCTCGGCGCGCAGCGTCGCTTCGGATTCGGCATACCGTGCCTTTTCCGCCGCACCTTCCGCCTGCACCGCTTCCAGTTTGCCGATCAGGCTGTTGACTACGTTCGCCAGCGCCGCAACGTCTTCGGTCACGGATTCGATGAACGCGCCCACATCCGCCTTTTCTTCCGGCGCTTCCTCAGTCGGCGCGGCCTCATCTTCGAGCGCGTCCTCTTCGGGTGGTTCCGCCTTGACCGCCGGTTCATCCATGCGCACGAAATCCTTGTAGCGCACGTCGAGTGCGTCCATCGCGCGCGATTTGTCTTCCGTCGCCGTGATCAACTGCTTAGCGACTTCCTCGCTGCCTAGCACGCGGGCCAGGAACGCGAATTTCTCGTCGTCCATTTCCATGTCGAATACCTCGCTGAATGCCGTGTACGGGTTCGCAGCGGCTTTCGCGGGAAGCACGCTGATTTCAAACGTGTTGAACTGATGGAATACCCCGTCGCTTTTCTGGCCGGGATCGTAGGTGAACCCGTGCGACATACCGTAATCACCCCCGGCCTTTGCGTAGTGCGCCTGCGCCGCTTTGCCCGCTGGCGTGTCATCGAACGAACCGGCCGCAACCGCGAAGTGTCCGATCCGCCCGACCCATTCCGCCTGCCCGTGCTTCGTGCCGGGCGTGTGCCACAGCCACAATTCGGGGTAGGGAACCGCGCCCACGTCCACCCGGCGCACGTACTCGTCAATCGCCTTCTCCGCGAAGTATTCGTCGTCGTGATCCTGGAAGGAGTTTGACCACCACGCGAACCACACAGAGCCGAGCGCCTTGAAGCCAGCGGCGGCCGGAACGTCCGCCTCGCCATTGCCGATCGCGCGCTTGGCTGCGTTGATCAGCACGTCAATCAGGTTTGCCATGTCTCCCCCTACCATGCCCCGCGCGCGGTTTCGGTCGTCTTGACCAGCACATGCTTGCACATCCATCCCCCACACTCAAAGCTAGATGTGTCCACACGGGGTCGCAGCGCTTTTCTTGTCCAATCCTTCATTCGGTGGGTTTGGTTTTGCAGGCGCTGGCATGTAGTACACGACTCTTTGCCATCATCCCCGGTAAAGATGTACATGCCGTTCGCGTCGGCGGATACCCGCCCCTCGTCATAGAAGGGCAGGATGGATTTGTTGAACCACAGATCGGCCTTGAGATCGGCCTGCGCGTTGGTAATCCCGTCTTCGCGGTACAGCACTTTGCCCAGCCCGGTCACGTACTTCGATTGTTCGGCTAGCAGCGCGCGGTACTCAATTTGGTCGTCACCGTCCAGCGCGCGCGCCGTGTCCACCCCGCCATCTTTCATGCCGTCCAGGTACGCTTCACGCCCGTACTTGCGAATGAGATCGCGCAGCACAATTCCGAACCGGCGGCGGCCGAAATCATCATCTCGCGCCCCGTCGAGCAGGTCGTTGAAGTCCGCCTCGAACATCAGGCGCGTCGCCTGGAGCGCCTTAACCGCGCCCGCCTTCATACTGTCCGCCGTCGTCTCGTTCACCGGCGCAGCGGCAGGGGCGGCGTCAACCGGCGTGGCGTCCGTTGCGACGATCTGCGGCCCCTGCTCGCCGGCCTTCGGATCGGCGTCATTCAGGCGGATCAGTTCGCCATCGGCGTCGGTGATCGCGTCCTTGACCGCCTCGATCTGGTTGGCGAGCAATAGCCGCGCTTCATCCGGTGACAGCTTGTCACCGAGCGCCGCCACGACCGAAGCCCACACCTGCGCCGACTGCGCGCGTTCGGCGGCTTCGTACGGGTCTTGCACCTTGAACGCGAACTCGCACGCTTCGGGCAGCACGTCGTTCAGCCGCCGTTCCAGTTCAATCAGGAACGCGCCGAACGTCTTACCCTGCGATTTGGCGTGCAGAACTTCCGACTGCGCGCCGCTGCCCAGATCGCCCGATCCCAGTTCCCACAACTCCTGCTTATCAACGCCAATCGCCAGCGCCAACTCGTTCACGTCGATCTCGGTATAGGTGGCGTAATCGAAGCCTTCGGGCGGGCTGGCGAACTGCACGCTTTCGACGCTAACCGGCGTATCCGGCTGGAGGTTGTTCAGCCACATGGCGCGCCCGAAGATCTGCGTGCCGTCGCCCGATTGTTCGCGCCGGTAACTGTTGAACGCCTCACTGAGTTGGTTCTTGGTCACGCCGCTGATGATGTTCAGGCCCGGCAGCGGCTTGTCGTCCAGCCGTTCGCGGATGAACTGCGCCATCAGCATCTGCCGTTCAACCACCGCGATGGAGCGAGACAGCGCCGACAGTCCGTAACCGGGGTTACGCTCATCACTGTCGGGCATATCCACGAGGTGGATCACGCGGGTGCGGTGCAACAGGTGCATCGCCCCGACGCGGTTGTAATAGACGACCGGATACTCAGGATCGCCCGTCGGCAGGCAGCGCAGGCTATCGAGGTTTGCAAGCGCCATAACCGGCCCGGTTGGCGCTTTCATCGGGTTGCCGGGCGCGATCACTTCGACATATGCCCCGCCGTCCTGCCGCAGGAAGTCACGCCCGATCTTCTGAACGAACGGGGTCCAGCCGCGCCCGAAATCGGCGGCGCGGAAAATATCCTGAAACGATTTGGCCGGGCGCTTCGGCCCGCTGATCTCCCAGGGTGTGGCAGACCAGCGCTTGACCAGCCCGGCAAACGCGCCCTGAACCAGCGTGTTGTATTCGTTGCGTTCCCACAGGCGCAGCGCCCGTTCTCGTTCGCGGGTTCCCCAGGCGGGCAGGATCGGCCCGCGCGCCGTTTCCCAGAAGAACGCCGAAGCCCCGCCGTCCTTCTGGGCGTCGGGGAGAACCTGTACGCTGTTTCGTTCGATAGCCGTCAATGACGGAATGGACGCCATTTACGCCCCCAGATACCGGTATGCGGCGAGGCCGTAGCGGAGCGCGTCTGCCATGTGATCGGATACTTTCTCCGGCTTCGGTTCACCGGCCACTACACCCGCCGTGCTGTCGGCGTAACGGTACGTCTGGATTTCTCCGATCAGGTTCACACAACGCGGGTGTACCTTCAGCATTCGTACCCCGTTTCCGTCGCAGATGAACCGGCGTACGTTCTTAATCCCCTCGCTGACCGTGTGCGTTGCGCCCACGTTCGCCAGCCCGGCAACTGTCAACCGGCCGCGCAGTTCGGCCGCGCTGCTGTCTACGTAAACCATTTCCGGTTCAGGATAGCCGTAGCCGAGTAGTTCGCTGATCGTGGCCTCCGGCATTTGCAGCGCCCGGTAGTATTCCGCAAACACATTCACCCCGCCCTGCGCCGTAACCTGGAATAGCGCGGCCGCGCGCGGGTGGAAGCTGGCCGTACCAGGGCCGCCGCCGTATACGTACCCGTCGTCTATGCCCCAGTACACCGCGCCATTTGCCGGGTTGTACTCGGCCTCGTGCGTGATGTTCTCATGTGACCAGTTGTCGTAAATGACGCCCTCGGCCTGTGTCCACTTGCCCTCAAGCAGGCGCTGGCGCTGAATGCCCGTCATGGCATCAAGTGCCGCCGCGTACTGTTCCGGGTTATGCGGATTGTCCACCGCCGCACTGCTATACACATGCGCTTCGAGGCCGTCGATCAGGCGGCGCTTGATCCAATGCGTCGGCGCGTCAGGATTGGTTGACGCCACGATCTGCCGCCAGCTTGCTGCATTGCCGCGCATTCGGGCCAGCAGCTCGTTGTAATCCGCCTCGTTAAAGCGCGTAGCCTCTTCGAGCCACGCGATATCTAGCGACATAGAACGCACATTCTCGCGTTGCTCGTCGTCGGCCATTCCGCCGTAGATCAGCATCGAGCCGTTTGCGTATTCGTAGCGGTGCCGGGATGGCGCGTGCCGGACAAGCGGATCATCCCCGAACACCTGCCTCTCCAGCATAGGCAGCGTCGAGTTGGTGAGCGTCACCCGTTCCTTGCGCAGCACCATTGCAATTGCGCCGGGATAGCGTAGACAGAAACCGTGCAGTTTCTCGGCCGCTAATCTCGACTTGCCCCCGCCCGCCGCGCCGGTGAGTAATACAACGGGCGATGTGTCCCTCCAGGGTGCGACCTGCCACGGTAGCGGGCTAAACGTCGCTATCGTCTGGGCAGCAGCGCTAGTCTTTGCCATCCGTGTCCCAGTCGTCGGGTGACACGCTGATATAGCCCTTGATGACCACCGGCCCGCCGTTCGCGCCCGTCAACTCCAGCCGCTGCCCCCACCCGCGCTGCCTGCTGACAGGGTGGTTGTTAAGCACTGCGATCTGCGCCGTCCGATCTCCACCCACCGCCGCGTCATACAAGCCGGCTTCGACCAGATCGATCAGCGTTTCGCCAGCCTCTTTCATAGCCGCCTGCAACACGGGGCTGGCCTCAATGCGCTTGTAAACGCCCTGACGCGAGAGTTTGACCGCCAGCGCCACACGGGTGATATTGCCTCGGTGTTCGGCAATCGCCTTTTCCAACGCCTTAACCGGAACGCCCATTTTTAGGTGTCAACCTTTGTCAACCTGAATGGCCGGGAGGCGCATTGCAGCGCCTTGAGCGGGATGGAGGGAGAAAGCCGCCGCGCTTGCCCCGGCGTGTGCAAAGTAAAAGGCCGCTGGTTGGCGGCCTTGCCCGACGTTGCGCCTTGCAGCGCGCGCGGTTTGGACGGCGGCGTCCTGTCCGGCAGGTTCGCCCGTTCCGTCACGACGTAATGATACGCCGTCTTATTTAGATTATCCCACACTATCCCACTTGACTTACCGCCTGTCCCTCGTAATAGCGTCCCACCGGGCCTTACGCCACTCCCTTAATCGGCACTTCCATACGTTGCCCGGCGACTTCCTCGACGGTGACGCCGCGCCGGGCGTGTAGTTCGCGCAGCGGCAAGGCGGCCCGTTCCTCACTCAGCACTTCGCGCACGATCTGCCGGAACTCACGGGCCATGCGCGTTTCGAGCGCCTCCGGTTCGGGCGCGTTCGCCAGCCTGCGGGCCTGCGCCGCCACGTTCGCCAGCGCCGCCGCCTCGGTGCTGGAATGGTTGCGGCCGCTTTCCGTCCACAGTTCGGGCCGCGCCCACCAGTGCGGATCGTCCCACGCCTCAGGGTTGCCGGTAGTCGGGTTGACGGCGTTCGCTTCGCAGGCGGCGCGATAGCCAGCGAGGAAGGCAGCGGCGTTGAACGGGCGGCGTGTCATGAGGCGATTATACCGCCTTCAGCCAGTGGGCGGCGGCAACGGCTTTCACCTGGCCTTCCACCAGACCGAGACGGGCGTAGGTTTGGCGCATACCCTCGCGTTTCTTGTATTTGGCCTTCAGTTCGCGGTTGCGCGGCGGCAGGGCAGCGTTGGTGCAGGCGACGCAGAGGCCGGTGATCGGGTTGGGTTGTGGCGCGGCGCATTGGGTGCAGCGGAGCTTGGGCATGGTTCGTCTCCAGAACTAGGCGGCCTGCGCGGCGGGTTTGCGGGCCGGGCGCTTCGGTTTGGCGTGAGGCGTGAGTTCCAGCGGGTGAGGCGGAACCACGTCACGGGCGCGGCTGGTGGGCGGAGTGGGCGGCGGCGGTTCAGGGACGGGCTGGGCAACGGCATTCGTGAGGGCGGGACGGCGGCGGCCTGCGCCGCGCCCGCCGCCGCTGAACACGACGTAAAACTCCCGATCCGACGGGTTGATGAGTACCGGTGTGCTGCCGATGGTGAGGGAGGGCAGGCCCTTGAGTTCAGGGTAGGTATCGCGCGGCATACCGCGCGCTTCGATATGACTGTCGAGATACGACGCCACATACATGCCGACGCGGTTGCGCTTCACCACGCGGTTGCCGACGACGGAGAGCGCGGGCAGACTAACGAACGCCTCTACATGCCGGTGACCGAGCAAGGCCAGATCGCAATCATGCGATCCGAGTACGCGGCCCAGTGAGAGGGCGTGGCCGCCGGGCATGGAACCGCCGCCCGCGCCGTGATGGGTGTAGATGAGCATCTTCCAGCCCTGCCCGCTGCTACCCGTCGCGTTGTGCCGCCGGAAGTGCAGGGCGATAAACCCATGCACGCCGAGCGCCAGATCGGCCGCTTCCCTGCCCGCCGCTTTCGCCACATCGGCCACCATCTCGCCGTAGATGTTGCGATCATAGTAGGTGATGGCCGTCCGTTCGTGGTTGCCCTCCACCAGACCGAGGCACTTCGGCGCAATCGGCGTGACGAGTTCCACGAAGCGGCGGGCCTCCAGTCCCACCACGTCTTTCTTGCCGCGCACCCAACCGGCCATTGCGTCTTCGTCATAGCGTTTGTCGCCCACGCGGGCGATGCAATCTATGAAATCGCCGCCGCCGATCCAGCGGGCATTATCATCGGCGGCGATCTCATTAATGTGCGATTGCAGGAGCTTTTCGTCACAGGCGGCTGCTCCGAGGTGCATGTCGGTGAGGTGCCAGATGGCGAACTGCGACGACGGCCCGCTGTAGGGCAGTTTGTGATTGATGACCTTCACTACGCAACCTCCCTGTGTTGTGCTTCGTACTCCCTCTGCCATGCCCTATCAGGCGCGTGCCAGTGCCAGCCTAGCGCGTTCAGCCTGGCCTCCACTTCGGGCAGGCCGTAGCGGTCGAGCAGCCCGGCGGCGATCCGGACGGGCATGGTGAATTGCGACGTGAGCAGCGTGGCGCAGCTGCGGCGTTTATGACGTGACATGCTAACGCGGTGGCTAGCACTGCAATAGACGGCCTTGCTGTTAGCGGGCAACCGCTTCCCACAGTAAGCGCAGCGCCGCCCTGCCCTGCCCTTCGACGCCGTTTTAGCCGAGCGCGATCTCGCGCTGGCATTGGCATTGTGGCGGTGGGTGAGGGCGGTCGTTTGCATGATTGTTAACGGCCCGCCAGCGCCTCAAGCGCGGCGTCAATGACACCCAACACCTGAAAGATGCTCATCCCGCCGGGAACGCCGTCATGTTCACCGGCCGCCAGTTGTTTCCCGTATACGGCTTCGGTTTCGGTCGCGCCGTACATGAAGGCAGTCGCCCCGTACCGCTTGAGGGTGCGTTCAATCTCGTTAAACGTCGCTGGCTGGCCGACGGTCGTGCGCTGTGCGTAGCTCATCACTCACCCCCGGCTGTGGGCTGCATCTGCACGGTGGCCTCACCCATCTCGTGGTCGCGCAGGAAGGCGACGCGGTACGTGCCAACCTCCAGGCCGCTGCGGCGTATCCAGTCGCGCAGCGTCGTTTCAGCCACTTCGAGCAGCGAAGCCGCTCCGCTCACGGTGCCTGCTTCGCGCAGGGCGAGGTCTACCGCCATGCGCACCGGCATATGCGGCCCGCGCAGCGTGCGCACGGCCTGCTCAATCCGGTCGTCTGTCATGATCGCCCTCATACAGCACTGTCGGCGCACGCTTCTGCGCCTTCCACTGCTGCGCTTGCTCATCTTTCATGTCGGCCCACGACAACAACTGATTAGTTTCCAGCGCCAAGACGTGTTCAACCAGCCAGTTCAGCAGGTTTGCCATCAGCGCATCTCGCTCGGTTTGGTCGAGCGTCAGGAAGTTCGACAACATTTCGCGCAGTTCGTTGATGTCTATCTCGTTTTTCATGGCATTCATCCTTCGGCCTTCCGGCCGTGCATCCGTCGTCAGTCGGGGCCGATCACGCGACCGGCCCCTGCCCGGTCGGTTTGTCGGCGCGGGTTGCAGGCGCGCGGGCAGGCCGTTGGGGCGCGGGGTAGGGGGTGGGCAGGGCCGTCGGCGTTAGCACTATGCAGACTCCTAAAATAAGGGGATCTGCGTGATCGGGATTGCGCGCGGTTTGCGTGTCCGAACCGCGCCGCCTTCGATGCGCCTGCGCGCCCGCTGAACATAGGTCGCGTCCATGTCGCAGCCGATGAACGCCCGCCCCTCCAGTTTCGCGGCGGCCAGTGTCGTACCGCCGCCCGCGAACGGGTCAAGCACGACCGCGCCTGGTTTGCTCGAAATGGTCACGATGTGGCGCATCATCTCCAACGGCTTCTCGGCCGGGTGCTTGCCCGGATACGCGCCGACCGTCGCAAACTCCCATACATCGGTATACGGCGCGTCGGGCCGCGCAAAGAACGGGCGGCGCAATGCCTCGAACTCCGCCCGCAGGTCGTCGTACTCGCGCCGCAGGTAGTCCCCACCGCGCGCGTTGAACCCGGCGCGCAACTTGGTATAGTTGGCCTCCGTGGGTAGCATCCACTGTGACGCCGTAAACCAATGCGACGGCAGGCCCGAACCGACCGCGCAGCCCACGATGCGCCGCACGTCCTCAAAACTCACCCCCGCCCGTACCCGTTCACTGTCGAGATAGGCCCGCAGCGGTTCGAACACGAAGCCGCGCAGCTTGTCCGTTTCCCGTGCGTAGTCCGATTCGCCCAGCGCATAGCCTTCCGCTCCGTACTGCTCGGCAAAGAACAGGGCTTCGGAGGATGGGAAGAACTGGCGCATCGTGTCCTTGTCGAACATTTCCGCCTTCGTGCTGTAGGCCGGTTTTACCCACGTAATCCGGTTAAGCACATTCATCCGTTCCGAGATCAGCAGTTCGACATGCGCGGCCAGTTTAGGCCAGCAGAACAAGTACAAGCTCCCGTTCGGCTTCAATACGCGCATAAACTCCGCTACATGTGCATCGAGCCACGCGAGGAAGTCGGCGCGGGTTTTCCACTGGCGATCCCATGCGTGTGCCTTGACGTTCATGTACGGCGGGTCGGTGGCGATCAAGTCCACCGAGTGCGTCGGCAGGGCGCGCAGGAGGGTCAGCGCATCGCAATGGTAGAGCCGGTTCAAGTCCGGCGCGCCGACGAACGCGGGCAGCAGCATCACGCCGTTTCCTCCAGTTCCCACGCCATCGCGGGCGGTTGCCACTCAGTGTTGACGGACGTATTGCAGAATGGGTACGGTCATGATCGCGTCTCCCTCTCCTTCATTTCAAACCGCCCCTCTGCCATGTCACTGGCGAAACAGGCTTCGATGA